GCACCAAGAGTGGTCAGGGAGTTTTCGATGTACCAACCACCAGGTCCTTGGAAGGCATGGGAATACATCTTTGCCCAGGGGAGATCTTCTCCTTCAGGGGCAGGGAGGAAACGGAGCACTGCGAAACCGTTACCCACTTTATCTACTTCGGGTTTCCAGAGACGGTCGTCTCCACCACCAGAGTTGTTGTTCATCTTCTCCACTTCCTTGACAAGTTTAGAGGTCAGGGAACCAAGGGAAGATTGCTTCTTGAGATCAGAAAAGGACATTGTTTGTATTTGTGAGATTTGGCTTTTGGGTACTTCGTTATTCTACAAGTCAGAACCCTGAATGTCAATCTGCTTTTTCATTGCATCAAGCATCTTGCCCATGTTAGAGAAGATAACACTGATGTCAACGTCTTGTGGCAGACCCATCATTGTAGCAGACTCTACGATCCGCTGTTTCATCATCTTTGCTTCAGGATCATCAGACAAACTCAGTCTCGTATAGAGAACCTTTTGCTTGTCCAGCAGTTTCTCTAGAAGTGCAACATGAAACATTTTCTCCTCTTTATTCATAGAGGGGAACTTAAAAACATTACTATAAACTTCTTCTTGAAGTTCCTGAATCTCCGTCATTTCTGCGCGGACTACATCAGAATCAAAAAAACTCATGTCTCTCCTAAAACTACTTTCTTTAGAATTTTTTTATAACGAAATACATCAATATTTATCATACTAGAAAAAATCAAGTTCGCTTTGAAAGTTGAAATTTAAATTTACTCTGGCACCATCAGTGCATGTCGTAGATCTGTGTAAGAGTGTTCCGTCAAAAATAACAATTCTATTCTGAACACTATCTACTTCTATTTCTTCATTGTCTTTGATGATAGTTTTACCATCGTTAGAATTGATGTGAAAAATTGCTGCTAAATGATCGCCTTCTCTATCAGTATGCCACTCATGTTTCAAAACTTGCTCTGTTCTTGAATAAAAATTAGACTTTACTCTATACAGTTGTGAAACTTTTAACTGAGATGTAATTGGTAAAAGCAAAGGAAAATACTCAGATGCTTCAAACGGATTATCTCTGAAGAATATGTGGTTGAACATAAAGTTGTCTTTTTTATATTCACATTCATTAGAAACAATTACATTAAGATTCCAAGGAAAAGAAGAAGATGAAACAACTTGAGTTAAATTGATTAAATCTCTACTAGATAAAAAATTATCAATGACTGCAATTCTTGATTTCATGAACTTCCTAAAACTACTTTTTTAAGAATTTTCTTATAACGAAATACATCAATGTTTAGAAAAGGTGTATACTTTCTTATCCTAAGACTGACAGTTTGCCACACTGGATCAGTAAGAACTTTATCCCACTGGTCTTTGTATCCAAGAATATTATTGAGGATGACCATCGTTTCAAGAGAGATATTGTCCCTCAAATATTCTTTTAGAATTTGTGGATGCCTTGAACCATCAAGGGCAAACATAGAGTCAAAGTCTCCGTCAGCAAAAAGTTTTTCAGTCTCTTCTTTGAAGATGTATGCTAGAGACTGCGTTCGTTTCTTCCACGAAACATATCTACCTTCTCCCTCTCGAATCATTTCACCTATCCAAAGTTTACTTGGATCCGTACAGGTAATGAAGTTAGATACAAAGAACTCAACCACCTCTTGGTCAGACTTGTTACGTGCAAGTTTCTCAAACCAGAAGCGGTCTTTTCTTTTATAGAAAGATTGAACAGTAGCACGACTCTTACCACAGTATTTGTGGTAGTCATACTTTTCTTTTGTGAAGTGATTCTTTAATGACAAATAGCTTTTATAAGCGTCAAAGGGCATCATGTCAAAGGGGTAGTTTCGCTCGGGAGGTTCTCTTCAAAAAGTTTAACTCCATTGCTTCATATTTCAACTTCTCTTTCAGAGGTTTTGAAATCAGTTTGGGTACGGACT